TTACGGAGAGAGTTGTGTACGGGGAGCAAACAAAATGGGAGCGAGCACACCGCTGCCCTGGAGTTGACGGGAAAGCCGGGCGCGAGAGCGCCCGGCTTTCTCATTGCGCTCTCGAAAAACGCGACAAACCGCGGAGTTTTCGTCGATCTTCCCGGCGCGTGATGACGATCGCGGGACTCTCTCTTTGTCGCGCGCTTACCGCGCACGTGCCCCTGTCGGCGCCTTCTGAAACATCAACGCCCCGAAGTTGCGCCAAAACTCTCTTTGTCGAAAGAGAGCGCGACACCGTGGTTAGCGGTTCCCGAAATCGACGCAATTGGGGAGGCAAACTCCAGACCAGCCCAATACCCTTATCGAGCTTATACTGAGCGTCGATTCTTATTTCTCAAGCGTCCCGGCAACCACCAGAGCATTGTCAATATTTTTCGCGTCCAATGCGGCCCTGATCGGCCCTGAGATTTCAAGATTCCGATTAGCAGAGAGGCGGCGCGCAAGTCTTTGTGTCGCATAAGGATATCGCGTTTTCACGGCATTCACCGGCCTATCAGAAATGGTTTGCGTCAACCGCCAGCTTTCAAAACGGTGGGCTGATGCCAATCTCGGAGTCGCGAGTTCACGGCAAGCTGTGGCGCGGACAGCGTATAATTTGTTGGGACGCCAGCCGGCGTCGTGTACGAAAACCGATTCGAGCCTGCATGAAGAGCAGCGCGCGAATCGCGTGCTGCCGGTGAGTTCATGCTGTGCTGCTGCGCGGCCGATTCTCCCGAGCAACGTCGTTCTTCAAACAAGGTATGACCAATGACTCCGCGCGGACCAGAATGTAGTAATGTCGATCAATTCCTCGAGGCATCCCGTCACGCCGAGCGTTGGCTATCCCAAATCGAGACAATCGCCGTGTTCTGCAAAGAGGGCCAGAGCGATTACGCCCGCGACGGTGTGATGGCACTCCGCGACGAACATCGGCGGTTTGCCGAGGTCCTCCACGCATGGCGGGAGACTCTGACTTCCGTCGCCACCGAAAAAATCCGCGTCGCTGCGCAGTGGTTTCCGAGTGCGCATAGCGCGGCAATCGGAATGGCCGAAAAGTTTATTCTGCGTCTGGAAGCCGCTTTCCGACTTTCGGAAATCCTGCATGGAAACGGAGGCGCAGTGAGCGGGGAACTGGATTACAGCCGGTTCGGGAGCAACGGCTCTTGGCCGAAGATTCGTGCTTGTGCGATTGATTTCTGGGAGGAGTATTTCCTGGAAGACGACCTGTCACGCATCACAACACCGTTGGAATGTGAACGGGCCGCAATCGACCGGACATGGCGACCGACCTGGTCTCCCCTCTTCACCCGGAAGCAATGGCTCGCCATCTTCGCGAAGGCGGGATTGCCAATGAGCGAAGATACATTCGATCGGCGTATTAAAACCGGCGAATACCGAAAAAACCCGCAAAGCGAGCGAAACCGAATTTCGCTTGATCTGAGCGGGCTGCCTGCGCGTGTCCAATCCGCCATTGAGCAGGATTGACTCTCCAAAACCGCACCATCACCGCACCGTCACCGCACGAAAGCCGCAAAACACCGCAAATGGGCGTTGAGCCCGCATTTGGCTGGGATTCAACCGAATGCGGGCCGTTCAATTGAGGCAGATAAGTTTTATAGCCTCGAAAACCCAAAAGGAACACGCCCGTGCAGATCGAAATCTGGCCCATCGAACGCGTCATCCCTTACGAAAGGAACCCTCGCATCAACGACCCAGCGGTCGATGCGGTTGCCGCGTCGCTCAAGGAGTTTGGGTTCCGGCAGCCAATCGTCGTCGACATAGACAGTGTGATCGTCGCAGGGCACACGCGGTGGAAGGCCGCCAAAAAAATCGGCCTCCGGCGCGTCCCGGTTCACGTCGCCAAAGATCTCACGCCCGAACAAATCAAGGCCTATAGAATTGCCGACAATCAATCCGCGTCGCTTGCCGAGTGGGATCTTGGTCTGCTGTCGCTCGAGCTGAAAGACCTCGAGGCCCTGGATTTCGATTTGAGCCTGCTGGGGTTCGAAGAAGAGGACCTGGCGAAATATCTGGACGGCCACCTGGCCGCCGGCCTAACGGACCCTGACGAAATCCCCGAGCCTCCAGATGAGCCGATCACACAGCCAGGAGACATGTGGGTCCTCGGAGATCACCGGTTGCTCTGCGGCGACAGCTCAAAGTCTGAAGACGTCGACAGGCTCGTCGACGGCCAGCCGATTCACCTGTTGAACTCCGATCCTCCCTACAATGTCAAAGTTGAGCCACGGTCAAACAACGCCATTGCCGCCGGCCTGAGCTCCTTCCAAGGGACCACGCACCACCAGCAGCTCGACGTGGGGAGATTCCCCGAAAAGTCAAAACGCACGTCGCGTAAGCTGCGACCAAAGGACCGGCCCCTGGCGAATGACTTCCTCCCCGACGCAGAGTTCGACAAGCTGCTGCGGGCCTGGTTCGGAAACATGGCGCGGGTGCTGCTGCCGGGACGGTCCTTTTACTTGTGGGGCGGATACGCCAACTGCGCGAACTATCCACCCGCATTGAAGGAATGCAGTTTGTACTTCAGCCAGGCCGTGATCTGGCACAAAATGCACCCGGTCCTGACCAGAAAGGATTTCATGGGCGACCACGAGTGGGCTTTCTACGGCTGGAAGGAAGGCGCCGCCCACAAATTCTACGGTCCGAAAAACGTGCCGGACGTGTGGCCCGTGAAGAAGGTCAACCCGCAGAACATGATCCACCTCACCGAGAAACCGGTCGCCTTGGCCGTCCGCGCGATGCAGTACTCCTCATTACCCGGCGAGCATGTGCTCGACCTGTTCGGCGGCTCAGGCTCGACGCTGATCGCGGCACAAAAGACCGGACGCAAAGCCTTTCTGATGGAGATCGACCCGTTGTATGCGGACGTGATCGTCCAGCGTTTCGAGAAGTTCACCGGTACGAAAGCCGAACGGATCCCGGCGGCCGCGGCCATCGCCTGATCCTTCCCCTGTGACACCGCAACGCGTTCTGTTCTGTGCCAAACCGCAGCCGCAAAGATCTGGCGATTCTGCAGCGTCGGAAGCAGGTCGCCGAGCTGTATCTGCAAGGCTGGTCGCAGCCGGCAATTGCCCATCAAATGGAGGTCAGCCAGCCGACGATCTGTGCCGACCTCAAGGCCATCCGGCGGGACTGGCGGGACTCGGCGATCCGGGATTTTGACGCCTTGCGGGATCGGGAGCTTCAGAAGCTCGACCTGATCGAGCGTGAAGCCTGGGGCGCGTGGCAGCGCTCACAGAAACCGGCCCAATCAGCCGTCGTGACCGGCGAAGGGCACGAGCAGAAGGCCCGTAAAAGCATGAAGCACCAGTATGGAGATCCCCGCTTCCTGAATCTCATCAATAACTGCATCGCCCAGCGTCGTGCCATCCTCGGACTGGATGTGGTCGCCGCCCCGGTGCAACCTGAGAACGACTTTCATGCCAAAACCAGCCTCCACGAACGACGCGAACGCATCTTGGCCCTCGTCGCTGCAGTCGGTGAGCGCGAGCGATTTAGCGGAGTTGGAGCAGGACATCATCACGAGCAGCCCGGGGATGTTTGCGACGGGAACCAGCCGGGGGCGGTGGAAAATGGCACGCCACTTGGCCCTTTTGGACAAGACGCTATTGACTTCGATTGAGGACGCTCAGGCGGGATTGCTGGACGGTCTGGTCGTCTGTATGCCGCCCCAGCACGGCAAAAGCGAGCTGATCAGCAAATACTTACCCGCCTGGTACCTGGGAAACTTTCCCGACCGGCGCGTGATCCTCACGAGCTACGAGGCCGACTTCGCTGCGCAGTGGGGCCGCCGAGCCCGCAGCCTGCTCGAAGAATGGGGCTGGCTATTTGGAGTCCGCGTATCGCGCCGATCGTCGGCCGTCTATCGCTGGGACTTGGAAGGACGGGACGGCGGAATGGCGACAGCCGGCGTCGGGGGACCCATTACCGGAAAGGGGGCGCACCTCCTGATCGTCGATGATCCCATCAAGAACGACGAGCAGGCCCGCAGCTCTTCCCACCGGCAGAAGCAGTGGGACTGGTGGCAGTCCACGGCCAGCACGCGCCTGCGCCCCGGCGGCCTGTTCGTTCTGGTGCAGACCCGTTGGCACCGGGACGACCTAGCGGGGAGAATCCTCCGCGAAGCGAAGACCAACGGGCAGCGGTGGCGCGAGATCCGGCTGCCGGCCTTGGCAGAAGAGCGCGATCCCCTGGGGCGCGCGCCGGGTGATCCGCTCTGGCCGGCCGTCTACAACAAACAGCACCTAGAGCGGATCGAGTCGAGCCAGTCGAACTATTACTGGAAATCGCTGTACCAGCAGGACCCGATCGCCGAGGGAACCGCGGAATGGCCAGAGAGCTATTTTCCCCAATCGATCTGGTTCGATGAGTGGCCTCAGAATCGAGAATGCCGTGTGATGGCTCTCGACCCGAGCAAGGGTAATGATGCGAAATTCGGAGACTACTCGGCCATAGTCCTGATGCATCTCACTCGTGAGCGGATCGCTCACGTCGACGCCGACATGGAAGTGCGGAACATCTCGCTGATCGTCGAAAGGTCCCTTGAATTGGCCCGCATGTTCCGGCCGAACGGTTTCATGATCGAGACAAACCAGTTCCAGGAACTGCTCGCGTTCGAGATCGAGCGCCGTTGCCGGGAAACCGATTTTCATGTGCCCATTTTTCATTGCCAAAACCAGGTCTCGAAGGTTGTCCGCATCCGGGGATTGACATCGCTCTTCGCCCGCGGGGTGTTCCGGTTCAAGCGTGGATCGCGGGGCGCTCGACTGCTGGTCGATCAGCTTCGGGATTTCCCGAACGCCGACCACGACGACGGCCCAGACGCCCTGGAGATGGCCTGCCGGATGGCGAC